ACAAAGGTCTGAAGGTAGTTAAGGTCTATGGCGCTTTGCGTAAACGGCTTGGTCAATGCCGGTTTGAGTTTGATGTAAATACACCAGCGCAAGCGATCAAGGCGTTGTGCGTCAACTTTCCAGGATTAGATAAGTGGTTGATTGATAGCGAACAAGACGGCGTTGGTTATCGAGTTCGAATTGGCAAAGAAGTTGTAAAGGAAGAGGACATGACTCCATTGGTCATGCCATTTAGCGAAAAAGAAGTGTTTACCATTACTCCAGTGGTTGTTGGAGCGGGTGGAGACGACGGGTTTGGTCTTGGGCAAGTTTTAATTGGAGCTGCATTGATTGCCGCATCGTTTATTCCAGGTGTTGGTGCCTTTGCGGTTACGGCGTTGCAAACTGTTGGTCTTTCTTTGACCTTAAACGGTATTGCAACTTTAATTTCACCGCAGCCTGGATTAGATAGCACGCTTGATGAGTCAGTCCAACTGGAATCATTCACTTTTACCAATGTTGTAAATACCCAGCGACAGGGAATGCCCGTTCCGATTGCATACGGGCGTTTGTTTGTTGGATCGGCTGTGCTGTCGAGCGGCCTTGACGTTGATCAGGTGCAGGTATGACACAGACCCATTACATCCAAGGCGCTGGTGGTGGCGGCGGCAAAGGCGGCGGTGGCGGCAATCGCACACCTACTGAGGCAGACGACACTCTGCAGTCCGTACAGTTTGCCAATGTTCTCGACCTAATCAGCGAAGGCGAGATTGAGGGTCTAGACGACGGCAACAAAAGCATTTTTCTGGACGACACAGCTGTTCAGAACTCAGACGGAACTAACAACTTTGCTGGTTACACCGTTGTTACGCGCAACGGCACACAGGCACAGAACCATATCCCTGGTCCGTTCAATGCTGTGGAACGGGAAACAGCAGTTAGCGTTGAGGTTACAAACGGCTCACCTGTTACTCGCAGCATTACGGATACGGACGTTGACCGTGTGCGTGTCACTCTGACCGTTCCAGCACTACAGATTCTTGAAGACGATGGTGATGTTGTTGGTCATAGTGTCAACATCAAGATTCAGATTCAGTACAACGGCGGCGGCTATAACGACGTTATTAACGACACGATCAGCGGCAAGAGCAGCAACCGTTATCAGCGTGACTATCTAATCGACTTCACTGGTAGCCATCCTGTCGATGTCCGGATGGTGCGTGTCAGCGCAGACGAAACTAGCCAAAAGCGAGCGAGCACGACAATTTTTCAGAGCTTTACTGAAATCATTGATGACAAGTTTCGTTACCCAAACTCTGCGCTTGTTGCTCTGCGTTTTGATTCGCGCCAGTTCAACAGTATTCCGACTCGCAAGTATTTGATTCGCGGAATCAAGGTCAAGATTCCTAGTAACGCAACCGTAGACACCACAACGCACTTGGGGCGGGTGACGTATTCCGGCATCTGGGACGGTACGTTCCAAGCCGCTACTTGGTGTTCAGATCCTGCGTGGATCTTGTATGACCTGTTGATTTCTGAGAGGTATGGCGCAGGTGTGCCTGAAGGCACGCTCGACAAGTACGACTTCTTTGCGGTGTCTCAATACTGCAATGCTCTTGTATCAGATGGTGCAGGTGGTGAAGAGCCGCGTTTTAGTTGCAACATGCTGATCAATGAGCGTGACGAGGTTTACAACGTTATCCAGCAGATGACAGCCATTTTCCGTGGCATCTCGTACTACAGCGCTGGATCTCTCACACTGCTGCAAGACAGGCCAGCTGATCCTCAGTACCTAATTAGTCAAAGCAACGTTGTTGACGGCATCTTTCAGTATTCAGGCACGTCTCAAAAAGCACGTCACACCGTTGCTGTTGTGGCTTGGCAGTCTTACGACACCCGTGGCGACCAAGAGTATGAATACGTCGAAGACCATGATGCGGTCGCCAAGTACGGCATCATCAAAAAGGACATCAAAGCTATTGGTTGTTACAGCCAAGGTCAAGCGCATCGGATCGGTAAATGGGCGCTGTTGTCTGAACAGAACCTGACTGAAACATGCCAGTTCAGCGTTGCACTTGAAAGTGGCATTGTGCTGCGCCCTGGAATGGTGATTGACATTGCCGATCCAGCGCGTGCTGGAGAGCGTCGTTCTGGCCGAATCCAATCTGCAACGACAACGCAGATCACAGCAGACAGCAGCAATGACCTGACCGTTGCTCTGGCTGCCGACAACAGTCCGAAGCTGTCGGTGATGCTGCCAACAGGTGTTGTTGAAACACGAGACATCCCGGTTGGCGGTATCCAGCCGCAGGATGATGGAACGTGTGACATCGACGTTGATAGTGCGTTCAGCCAAGCACCTGCAGCTAACTCAGTGTTCATGGTGCAAACGACAGAGCTGCTGGCCCAGCAGTTCCGTGTTGCGTCTGTTGCTGAGTCTGAGGACGGCATTTATGGCGTGAGCGCGATTGCTTACAACAGCACGATTTATGACGCTGTTGAGGCTGACGTTTCGCTGACGACGCGCAGCATCAGCAATCTGTCTGCCATCCCAAATGCGGTGGACAGCATCGAGAACGAGGAGTTCCTTTACGAAGACGGCTCCAGTGTGTTTGTTGGTGCGTCAATTAGCTGGAACCACGATCGCCAAAACGTCAATGACTTCCGGGTGCAGTACCGGATCGACAATGACAACTGGGAAACGGTTCAAACGGCATCACCATCCGTCACTTTGCGGAACCTGCGTGCTGGCACGTTGTATGTGCAGATTTCAGCTCGCAACTATTTGAACAAGAGCAGCCGAATTTCGTCTGCCACGTTCACTCTTGTCGGCAAAACTGCTGCACCTAGCAACGTCACCGGGTTCAGCATGATTCCGGTCAATGGTCAGGCTCGACTTAGCTGGAACCAAGCCAGTGACCTTGATGTTCGCGTCGGCGGTGTGGTGCGTTTACGCCACTCGCCTGATCTCACAGATGTGACTTGGGCAACGTCCACCAGTATTTCTGATGATGTTGCAGGCTCAGCCACTGAAACCTACGAGGATCTCAAGCCTGGGACGTACAGCATCAAGTTTGTCGATTCAGGTGGCCGCGAAAGTCTTGATGCGGCCTATATCGAGTTCACTAAGGCTGATTTAGACAACGTTGAGAACGTCAGCTCGCAAACAGAGGATCCATCGTTCCCTGGTACGAAAACGAATCTTGTTGTTGATACAGATCAGAACGAACTAGAGCTGGACTTTGATCCTGATGCTGAGACGGCATCTGTAGGCGACACTCTCGCTGAGGAT